CTCAAATACAATGTTAAAACCTGAAGCAACAACAGATGTTAATTCAGCAGATAATTTTAATTGAGTGTTAAGAGTTTCTAAGTCTTGGGCAGCTACACTTGTTTGTTCATTCATAGTGTCTGTGTACCAAGCTGGTACATCTTCACTTATCTTGTCTGTTCTTTGTCTATTAAGTTGAAATAATACTGGAGTTGCTTTTCTTCTTTGTGCCCTTGTGGGTCTAGTTATATCTTGTTCTGATTTTATATAAGCATTTAATTCTCTCTGATAATTAGTCATTTCATTACTTTGTGCTTTTAAAGCAGTAGTAGATAAAGTAGTAGAATCTTTGTATTTTATTTGCTCACGAGTAATATCAGTTAAATTAGATTTTAATGAATTAATATTTTTATCTACTGCTCCTAATTCTTCTTGATGTTTATCTAGTGCTTCATTAGTTATTTCGGTATTATATTGAAGTGAAACCATTTCACCAGAAGCATTAGTCAATGCAGCTTTGATAAATGTCCAAGCAGCAGTTGCAGCACCTACTTTGTCTCTCATTTCAGCTAAACTATCTAATTGTAATCTTGCTTTCTTTGCTTCTTCTTCAGCTATTAATGTTGCAAATGCTTGTGCTAATGCTTTACGTTTTAAAGCCTCTGTAATACCATTAATGACTACTTCTAATCTTTGACCATCATTAATATCTAATTTTTGTAGTTCAATATTACCTTTATAAGTATTTTGTAATTGTTTTAACGCAGTTTCTCTTTCGTTAGTTGTTAAAGTGCTATCTTTTACAATATCATTTAAAATAGTTAATTTATCTGCCTCTGCTTGTGCTGAACCTGTTGCCTTTGCAATACTATCATTCATTTTTCTTTGAGCCATATCAGCTTCAGATATTTGAGCAATGTATTGACTAATTTTAGGACCGAATGCAACAATAATAGAAGTTAAAGCACCTACTGCTAAACCAATACCTGCTGGACCAGCTAAACTAGAAAGCATTGATTTAAAAGCACCAGTTGTACTTCCAGTAGTATCTTTTAATCGTTGGAATGATTCTAACAACGGATTAATGTTGTTTGCTATACCTATAAAACCATAAGGAGCATCTTGTGCAACCCTAGATAAGTTATTTAAAGCAAGTGCAGCTTGATTAGTATCTCCTTTAATCTCTTGAAACCTAGTCTTTAATCCAGAAGTTGATTTTGCTAAATCCTCAATAGCTTTTAACGCTTCTTTATTATCGGCAGTTATTATTAATTGTAAAGTTTCGTTTGCCATTTTATTATTTTACTCCATACAAAGATAATGTTCTTTGAAGCTCCTCGTTTGTTAGTTTAGGTTCATCTTCATTCTCATCTATATCACTTGGCAAAGGCATAAAGGATTTGAGACTTTTAGGAGATTTATCAGATGTATTAGATAAATATATCATATACGATAAAGTTCTTACTCTTTCCCATTCCTTTACTTCCTTATTTTGGTATGCCATATTATACAACAAAAATTCTCGCCAAGATAGTTGCCAAAACTCATTTATTGTCAAGCCAACTTCAATTGCGAGAATTAATAGAGAATCCCAACTATAAAATCCTATTTTTTTTTTGCCTCTTTCTTAGTTTCCTGTAAATCTGGTGTCATTGAATCTTGCATATACTTCATAAATGCAATTAATTGACCCTCTTTAGCAGATAAACCACCTACTTCATCTATCCATTCACAAATTATATACTCATCAAAATCAATAGGCTTTTGAAGGCTTTTATATCCACTTTCGGCAGCAGCACTAATGATATTAACAATAGTGCTTAAATCATAGTTTCCACTAGATAAAACATTTATAAGTTCTACTAGAGTTTTATTCTCTAATTCACAAAAACGTTTCATTGCCCAAGTTCCCCACTTTAAAGGAATAATTTTGTTGTTCAGTCTTAATTCAAACATAGGTTATTTTTTATGCAGTTTCAGTTTGTGTTAATGGTGGTACAGTTACTACGAAAGTTGCAGTAAATTTTACATCATCTTTATCATCTGCATTTACATCAAAGTTTGAAATAAATACTTGACCTGAATAAACTATATCTCCAGCAGTTGGAGTTGCTTTACCCATCTTCATATTGAAAGATGTTCTTGCAGCGTGAGCAACATACAATTGTTGGTAAGAATCCTTACTTGGAGTTCCTGTTTCATCAATTGCAAAACCATCACCTTTGAATGATTGAGTAAATGAAGGACCAGCTTGATATTGGTCGCCACATTTAGAAGTTGCATCAATAGTGTTAACAGTTGATGTCATTGAGTTAGTTGTAAGACAAGCAACAGGTTTGAATGTTCCGTCATTGTCTATGTCAGCTAAAAGGATATAGTCTCTTGCTGATACTTTAGTTTCTGCCATTTTATTTAATTTTGAGTTATTATTATATTATATGTTATAATTGTTCTAAAAACGTTATCCAAAGGGTTTAATCCATCTAAATTTCTAACACTTCCAACGCTTAAAGCAGATGATGTAAAACCATTACTTAAAGTTATTGTTGAATCAGAATTTATATTCGCCAAAACCAAATCACTTATTTCTTCAGCTCGTTTATAGCCAAAGTTAGCATTTTTTGTAACAATGTCAACTATAATAGTGATAGCGTTTGTATAACCTGCTTTCCCTTGTTCTTGGCTTGATGTTCTGCCATCTAAAATAATGTATTCGTTACCTATTCCATCTGGACCAAAACCATCATAAACACCTAAGCTAGTAGCACTTACTAATTCGGTATAAAACCATTTCTTTATTTCTATATTAGGATTTAACATTGAGTAGTTTTTTTAGTCTATTAAACAATTTAGGTTTTTCTTCTTCATAAGCTGGTATTAAAAAGGGTTGTGGTCTGATTCCTTTCTTTAATATTGAAAATGCTATACTTTGAGCCATTCTTACATCTTGGTCAAATTTTTGTGATTTAGTGCCTATTCTTCTTTGTGTTTTAACACTATAAGTAGAATCTTTAGGTGTAATCCCTTTTCTTTTAATCCATTGCATAATAGCTAATAAAAAATCATAATAAGTACCACTTTTGCCTCCCTTGAATTGCATTGCAAATGATTCATACCCACTAGGAACTGAAACTTTGCCACCTGTACCAAACTCAACATAAGGAGCATAAGAAGCATCAACAATCACTTTACCTGTTAATCCATTTAACATAGATTCAGCGTGAATACTTTTTCTTAATGAGCCAAAATTAACTGGTGCATTTCTTTTAGCATCACGTTCAATTTTTAATGTAGATGCACTAATTTCTTCAGCTACACCTTTAGTTAGATTATCTTCAAGAGTTTTTAATCTAGTCATAAGATTAGGCAACCCAGTTAAATTAAGTGCAAATCCAGCCATTATGCGTACATTATTATTTCGTAAAATCTAAACTGATTTTCTACATCTTTAATTGAGTGTATTGTGTACATTACACCTTCCACCTCTAATTGGTAATTATCGGTAATTGTTACATCGTATCTAATAAACAATCTAGCAGAACGAGTAAAACTTAACTCCATTTCTAATAATGCTCTATTTTGATTATCTGGGCGAAAATCCCCCCAAACGACTTCTTGTAAGGCAAAGGTAGTTGTATAACCTCCTTCACCATCTGTTACCCTTGTAGGCACATATAAGCTAATCTCCATTGTCATAGAGTTAGTATCTACATAATTTGTTTTTGCCCTTCCTATTCTCATAATATTGGTGATTGTCTGGTCCATCTTTGACAAGCCTTCCAAGTCTTTTCACATATTCCCTTGTCTCCATCTAGTCCTCTATTTTCGTAATCAAATGATACTTGGTCTAAAATAGCTATTTTTAAGTCTTTAGGTATGCAATTAAACCCAGCCATATATTGAGCAGACATATTAGTAAATAAAGGTCTCCTTACTTTAGGATATTGGTCTCCTACTAATACATAATTTTCTGTTGCTATTTCATCTCCTTGCTCATTAAATAGAGCCATAAAGAATGTTACTGGACCAAATGGCAATTCATATCCTCCTGCTTGATTATCAAACCAAGTGTTTACTTGTCTAGGGATAAGGCTTAAATTAGTAACCTTTTCAATAGATTCTCTAGCTTGAGTTATTAATTCTTCAAATAAATCATCTTCTGATGCAGTTGTAACACGACAATACAATTTTGCTTCTGCTACTGTTACACCTTCTACTACTGGAGTATTATCTATGAAAGTATAATCATTTAGAAAGTTATACATATTTCCTTTTTTACAAATTTACATTATTTATAATAAAAAACCCCATCGATTAAGATGGGGTCTCTATATCTATGTAAGATTAGAACTATACGTTTCCTAAGTCAGCAAAAATAGCTGAAGTTGGTTGCATTAAGTTAATATCTTCATAACACTCAATACGAGCAGTAACCATATTTTGTTGGAAGTTACTTGCATTCTCATAAGAGAACTCAATAGCCATTCCTTCAACCTCAATTCTTTCGCAGAAGTTGTTATCTAGAATAAGTACTTTATCATCAGTAACCCAAGATGCAGCAATTACAGGAGTACCCCATATTGTGATGCCACCATTAGGATTAACAATAACACTACCAGCACCAGCATAATAACCAGCAACAATAGTTTCTTTCAATAAGCGACCTAATTGAGAAGGGCTTACTAAAGCAACAGAAGATATAAAGTTTGCACTCTTTTGGTTGCCGATATAGTCAACTAATTGCTTTAAATCAACAGTTTCAGCAGTTGTAGTAGAACCAGTTGCAGCAGCAGAAACAGTAGAGAAGAACGCAGCATTCTCAGCTTTGTAGAAATCTCTAGTTAACATTCTTGGTAAAGTTGTACTCAAAAAAGGTAAACTTCTAGCCATTTGCTTAGAGAAAGTTGAGAAACCAGCTATGTAGTCATTTACAACTTTAACCTCGCTTAATGCGTAGCTATTTTGTCCTTTATCAGAACCTTCAGTTTGAGCAGCAATGTTGTTAGTAGTTGCAGTCTCTTTGTAGAATACATAAAGACCTGACTCACTTCTTACAGTTGGTACTAAATCACGGAAGTTAATTGCTTGACTTGGTAAGATAGAAGCATTAGGAGCATAAGATGCTTGAGCATCTCCTGTTAATGAACCACTTAAAGTCATTGTTTTAACATCAGATAAATCAACACGGAATTTTCCGTTAGACTTCATTGATTTTTCCATCTCATCTAATTTACCATCTAATTTCTCGATGATAACTTGGTCAAGATATTTAGTTTCACGCTTTGCAGCTTTTTTTGTTGCAGCAGCTTGAGCATCAAATTGTTTTTGTGCTTCATCTCTTACAACTCTAATCTCAGCTTTAGTTTCTTCTAACTTAGCTTCGATGTTAGCTTGAAAACCTTTAAGGTTCTCAGCCATTTCGTTAATTACGTTTTCCATTTTACTTTTTTAATATTTTATTAAATTCTTTAATTGCCTTCAGGATTTGTTCATCATTGTTTTTAACTTCTTCGATAATCGGCTCAAGTGATTGCTCGGTCTGAGTGATTTCTTTAACGATTTCAATTTCTAATAATTCTGATTGAATCCTTTTTATTTCAATCTCCATCAACGCAAAGGTCTCATCTGTGAAACGACCACCTTTAAACGCTTTCAAGAGTTTCTCTAGCCTATTTGCTAATTGCTCTTTCTTAACTTCATTTTTAACAGAGATAGTTGGTGTCTCTGGGTTTGCTGCCCATAATACTGCACTACCTTCATAAAGTTTCAGTTCACTTATTGTTCTTACACCATCTTTTGCAACGCTTGAATTTATTGTACTAAATCCAATTGAATGTTGATTGATAAGACCAGCATCATACATTTTAATCATATCCTCACCAGTCTCAGTCTCTACTATTGGAGTGATTGCTATAAGCATATCCCCCTCAATGTATAATTGCTCTGGTTTACCGATTACGGCTTCCATTTCAGCACAATGGTCAACTAATGACCAGATTAAATTCTTTCCTGCTGGACCTCTTTCCTTTAGAGTTTTAGTAAAGGCTTCAGGAACTATAATGTCATTATCTAAATCAATGTTTCCTGTTCTTGCCCAAACTGCTTTAACTCTACGAGTTTCGGTATCAACATCCATTACCTCGTAACCGATATCTTGTTTTTCAACAATAGTATCTTTTGATGCGTATGTTTTCATATTGACAAAGTTATTATTTTTTTTATTATTGTATTAATGATGCTATAAGTTTTGATATTGATTGTCCGATTGCGTTTTGTAAGGCATTCCAAATAACACCTATTCTACCCATTGGAGGATTATCTGCTAGGCTTAAAAGTTTACCATTTGCACCTCTTACTGCCTCATATCCTAAAGTGCATCGGCAATTACAAACATTAGATGCACTTGCAGATGAATCGCAAGGATGGTCCATTGGGTCGTATCTCCCATTCTCTCCCATTAGTTTTCCTTTTATATTTGGCACTTGGAACTTTTCATTCATAGGCAGTTTTACCCCATCCATAATTAAATGGTCTGTTTGGTCTCTTGGTTCTCTCCTTGTTCTGTTGTCTCTAGCTGCAATCCATTCTTTTAATGTAACTAATCCAGTAGCAGTTGCACCAACTTGTGAACCTATGTTAGCTGCTCTGCCTGTTTCCGTTCTAGCAATAAGTTCTGCTCTATAATCCGTAATGCCTGAAGTTCTAAGCAAAGCAATTGTTTGAGGCATTGTTAAATTTTGCTCTTGCGATTGAATTAGGAATCTTCTTATTTGCTCTTTAGTTGTATCGGTAAT